AATTACTTGCCGAATTATTTGAGTACTGTGCCCAAGACGTTAGAACTGAAATGGCTATTGTCAAGCTACTACGTCCCCTCAGTGCTCAAGAACAGCATATCTGGGAGCTTACCCAGCGGATCAACCTGCGTGGGGTGCCAGTGGATCCAAACGAGCTCCACAACGCCGTCTTGGCAGTCGTAAGGGCTCAGGATCAACTAGACAACGAATGCGTCTCCTTGACCGGTTGTAAGCCCTCTGAGCGGGCTAAATTGCTGGAGTGGATTAACAAGCGCATACCCCATGCACCAATGGCCGATTTGACCGCAGAGACCGTCTCAAAAATGCTGCAGTGCAACATATTCCCGGTGATTAAAAGGGTGTTAGAATTACGCCAAGAAGGAAGCCAAACTAGCGTGGCTAAGTACGCTAAGATGATGGAGATACAACGTGAAGGACGGATTCGTAACACTCTTGTATACCATGGGGCAAGTACCGGTCGTTGGGCCAGCCGTGGTGGTCTTAATTTACAAAATATTGCACGTCCTACCATTGAGGATGCTGAAATTGAAGCTGCAATTCCGATTGTGTTTGATCAAGGCAAAGGCAGCATGGATCAGCTTTCGTCTTTGGTTCGTTCGGCAATCAAGGCTCCGGATGGAAAGACCTTCGTTGACGTGGATTTTAGCTCAATTGAAAACCGAGTTGGCGTCTACTTGGCTGGGCAAAAAGATAAAGTGGAATTGTTCCGGAAAGGATTAGATGAATACAAGGTGTTTGCTAGTGAGTCGCTTTACCGAGTGCCTTACGAAGAAGTTACTAAAGATCAGCGACAGGTTAGCAAATCCGCTGTACTTGGCGCCATGTTTGGACAAGGCGCAAAAGGTCTTGTCAAGTATGCAGAAGGAATGGGAGTCACGCTGTCAGAAGGACAGGCAAAGGGTGCAGTAGATAATTATCGAGCGTCGTATGCGCTGGTAAAGGCTCTGTGGGCAAAGTGCGAGAACGCTGCCATTTCTGCAGTTGAGAATCCGGGCAATCCATTTCGAGCTGGAGATAAGCTGGTTCTGAAAGTTGCCAAAAATGCTCTGTGGATGCAGTTGCCATCAGGCAGATTGATCTGTTGGCAAAGGCCACAACTCGAGCTGCTCACCACACCATGGGGCCAAGAGAAATTGGGCGTCACTGTACATAGTCAAAATACGTTCACTCGACAATGGAGTAGGAATCAGCTGATTGGTAGTAGTCTCTTCCAATCCGCTGTACAGGGAACCGCTAGAGATTTCTTGGCTAACGCTATGATGAACTTGGAAGTCAACGGCTACAAGATTATTAACTCGATCCATGATGAGGTGCTACTCCTTGTGGAAGAACAAAACGCAGAGTCTACGTTAGAAGATGTAATCTTAATTATGACTACACCACCTCAGTGGGCTCTCGATTTTCCTCTTGCAGCGGAGGGCTGGGCGGGCAAACGTTACAGGAAGTAATTAGCGTTTTTTAAAGAAATTGGTTCTAGAAAACATTGGTTTTACAATTGGGTTTTGACGCACTTGGTTAACTGTCATTGCAACAGGCTTCATTGCGTTTCTAAAATCAACCTTTGGTGGGGGTAATGTTGCCGCAGCAACTGGGCTACTCGGTGATAATTGAGATAGATTTTGTTTTGCTGTTACCGGAGAAGAAGTTGCAGCAGCAACCGTACTACTTGGTATGCTATTTTGAATTGGTTTTGAAACATTAGCTGCCAAGTTGTTTAAAGGTGCAGCAGGTTTATACGTTGGTATGGTTGTTGTAACAGCAGGTTTATTACCAAACAACAAACCGGATAATCCACCAGTATTTGAGTTTGAATAATTAACTGGGCCAGTGGGATTAACCGTCGGCGACCAAGACCCATTTGGATTTTGGGTCATTGGCGTTTCTGGTGTCATAGGTTGAACTAAAGGATTTGCTGCACGATTTGCTGCAACCCCTGCAGCCCAAGATCCATTTGGGTTCGGTGTTGCAACAGGATCAACGGGCGTCGTAGCGCTATAATTTTTGTTATAAAATTGGTTAAATGCATCTGCATCTGCAGCATAGCCAAATTGCTGCCCAAATTGGTCGTTACCAACTACTGTTGCACTAACATTACCAAACGGGTTCTTTGCTCTTTCTGCCTCTTGTTGTTGGTCAAATGCATTTCTAGCTTCTTGGTAATTTGAAGGCAAACCAGTTTTAGGATCAAATTTACCGCCACCAGTTGCAAAGTCGTTTAAATTTGATGGCAACAATCCAACAGGCGTTTCAGTCGTAACCAATGTGCCAGCCATTCCCGGAATTTGAGGAGCAGGAAATCCTGCAGCACTTATTACAGGACCACCAAGATCATAATGTTGCACAGATCCACCAGTAGCAAAATGTTCTGGACCACTTACTTTTTTAACTTCAGTCGGGTGAAACAAGAGGCCAACATCATCATTGGCGTAACCCTTATATCCAGCCGCCTTAATGAGTCTTTCTAACTCATTGAGGTGTGTTGGTTGGTCAATGACCTCACGACCCATACTCATCATGTATGGATCAATAGCCTTAGTCTTTGCAATCGCACTGTAACCAGCCGGATCTTCATGCAGCGGGTACATATCCTCAGCGACACCACTATACTTATGACTACCCAGCCCTTGCTCTGGGCGTACGTCTGGTCTGTCTGTGTAAATATAAGAGCGCGGTCTAATATCAGGTGCACTTTTTAAACGAGCCGCCTCTTGACCTTTTATGCCAGTCCCATACATATTTGGGTCTAAGTGTGTCAGATCAGGCTTGTTAGAAAAATGCACAAAGTTTATTTTACGTGCGTGCTCAAGTGCTTTCTTTACCGCGCCACCAGGTGCGTACTTTTTACCCTCAAAGTCAGACAAGTTCAAACGGGGATCGTCCCAACTTGTTGTATCTAGTCCTTGCTTAGGTGCAAGGATCAACGGTCCTGACTGTAACTTCTCTTCTGCAGCCCATACAGGCAGACCAGTCTCTTTATCATAGAACTGGGAGTGCCTGCGCGGGTCCATGCCAATCTGTGTATAGCGTGGGTCTTGCAACATCTCTTCCATCATACGACGAACTTCTTCATCTGATGTGCCGACGTTAGTACCTTTTATAAGCGCAAAGGGGGACTTTGCAGACCCGATTTTCTCACCCATAGGGGTCAGGGCCTGCTCTTGAGTTCCAAGGCCTACACGGACCGCCTGATTGGGTTTAGAGCTAAACTCTACATCCTTAAGATGTCCAGTCCTGTTGTAGCTAATTGATTTGTTTTTGTTATTAATGTCATGCGTTGTATCAACGTAGACACCGTGCCGGGTGTATGCTGGAATATCTAAACGATTACCGACCTGTATACCTGCAGGCACTGGAGCCAACGCCTTAGGCTGTTTGTCTGATGTTAATGCGTTTCTGATTTCATCATCTGTATAGGTTGGTGGTAACTCTTTCCACTGGCGCATAGGAAGATACTGATTCATAATACGAATGCGTTCTTCTTGGCTAATGTTGCCCTTAAGATATTCTTCTAATGCTTTTGCTACATTAGGATCTTGACCATGCGGATGACGTGCAAACTTAGCCAGTGCACCAACCTTACCACCGGGTGCGTAGCCCTCAACAGCGCCACCCTCGGCTTTCATAAAGTCAGGACTATCTGCGTCTTCTGGATTGTATTTAGCAAACTTACCACGAATGTTTTGAGGTTTTAATACACCGACGTTAGAAACACCGCCCTCTTCAATATGAAAAGTGTCATGTCCTGTATCGCGCAAATGTTGTAAAAAGTTTGGATTTTCAATATCAATCCAGTTACCTTTAAGCATTTGTTTTTTAATGTCAACAAGATCATCAGGATTAACTTCATGCGGGTACATCTTAGCCAAATAATCTTCAACAACTTGTTGGCTTTCCGGCTGACTAGGATTCCAATGTTTTCCAAGTTTTACTTTAACAGGATACATTGTGGCACCAGACGCATATTGCCCGCGCTCGGTCATAGGTAAAAAAGATTCAGCAAAATCTGGATCACGGGTAACAAACGTTACGCCGGGAGTTTCCAGTTTCATTGGATCTTTATTTTTTGCTGAATCAAATGCCTTAATTTTATTAGATGGACTACCATGATAGAAGCCGCCGGTGAATTGTTTTTTAAACTCTTCAACAGCGCGCTTCATCTCAGCCGGGGATGGTAGCTTCTTTGGCATTATTGTTTCTCTTCGTCTAGTGCACCCAATCCACCCATGGCGCCAATACCATACATTGGTTTGTTGCCCCGAATAAATCCTTTAAGAATTTCTTCTTGTGGCTCGCCAGTGATAGCATGAGTACGTGCAATCATCTCATTGATCTCTTGCATCATTGGCTTACCTGGGTAATCTTTTGCGCCGGCCCATGCAATGTCTTGGAAATTAGCTGGTTGTACGCCAGCCTTTTCTGCCTCTCTTGCTAACGCCTGCTGATAGATACCATAAGCATTTGGGGGAGGAGACATCATTTTAGGATCCCATAACTGACTCATCTGCTCATCAAGAGTAGATACATCACGGTGACCTAAAAAGTTAGCAGAGAAATTGTGACGCTTAGGATTGGTTACTGGGATCTCACCCATCTCAGCCAATTTTTTTGCCTGCTCCATGTTGCCGCTTACAAAACGACCGCCTATTGGAAATGGCAATTCAGCTGCTTTGGTAGGTATCTCACGACCCAGACCTTTTTGATAGTTTGTAAATGCTGCCATCATCAAGTTAGAGTTTGGATCTGCACCACCAGTCGTGGCTGCCATAGCATCAGCAAACCGAGCCTTAAACTGTCTGCGTCCTTCTTCAGGCCCTAATTCACGGATAAAGGCCTCTTCTAATTGACCCATAGCATACCAGTCTTTAGCAGCCGGACGATCTTTAGCCTTTTCATAAGCGCCACGCAATCTTGCGAGTGCCTCAGGGTCGTTCGCTAGTGCCTCATATTTAGCAATTGTCTCTGCTTTTTTAGGTACGATATCTGTAGCTGTATATCCTGCGGTTGGGTAGTGTGATGGGTCTGCGTAAAATCTTTGGTTGATATCAAAATGTGGCTGATAGTTACCAGCATCAATTTGTTTCTGGGCAGCCTTACGAGCCTTTTGTACTTCTAAGGCCTCAGGACTTAATTGTTTTTGTAAAAACTCTTTACCTGTCTTTGGGTCAACTGCTAATACCGGAGGAATAACATCCGGGTATTGTTGTGACATTTTGTATGGGTCATAATTAAACTTTTTTGCTACATCTTTTACTGCTTTTAATACATCACCACCTTTTGCCATTTGTGGCATAGGAGCACTTAATGGCGCCTGCACTGGCTGCTGTTCTGCTTTTTCTTTTAATCTATCTAGATAGGCATTCAATGCCTCTGCACCAATACCGATAGAAGCGCCACCTACACGGGTCGCCGGATGAGGAATAAATGATGCAGCAGAGCCTAGGGCACCAATACCACTAATTGCTGCACCAGGGTAGTCACCCTTTTGAAAACGGTTGTATGCGTCTGCACCTTGAAAGCCAACTCCGGCACCGGCTAATCCACGTCCTAGCCATGGAGCTACACCAGATTGAGTAGCACCACCAATAAAACGACCTGCAGCCTGCACTGGTGCAGGCATTTTAGACATGATACCTGTTGGGGCCAACGCGGCCGCCCTGCGTGCTGCCTCAGCCTTTTGTTCGGCCTCAAGCATCATCATTTTGTCAAGGTTCATTGGTGAATTACGTGCAATCTTAGAGCTGATTTTACCTTGACCAATTGGTTTAGATTGCGCTTTTTGATGTTCGACTACTTCCTCTACAGTATAACCTGGTCCAGATCCATAGCCAGTCTTTGCAGCATACTTTTGACCGGGAGCGGCACCACTTGTTGACCCGGGTGCACCAAACGCGGCGCCTGCAGCAGGTGCTCCTTTACGTACTGCCTCAACGCCTTTATTAATAATAGGACCAGCAACCTCACCAGCAATAGCACCAGCGATAGTAGGAGTTAATGGATTAATTAAGTCTTCAGGACTGGCACCACGAACCTCAACTGAGGCTTTAGGAGTAATCACCTGAGTAATGTGCGCAAGCTCAGCCTGTTGCTGCTCGGAAGGTAATGAGGCAAAGCTATCATCTACCTCGACTTGTTGTCCGTTGACTTCAATAATCATTATTGTGGCTTCGCTGGAGTAATAACTTTGAACTGGATTCCGCCGGGTGTCTTACCTGCAACGGGGCCTTGTTTATTTAATACAATATCAGTACCAAGAATAGTACGTAACTGCTCTTCGTACTTGTCAATTAAACCTGCTACATCATCACGTGACTTAAATGCAGCATAGTCAGCCGGTTTACCGGGGACTTTAGTCTGACGATATAATGTGCCAAGTTGCTTATCTAAATCAGCGCGAGCAATCAACATCTTCTGACGCTTGATTAACAACTCTGGAGTATCTGCCAATGATCCAGCAATCTTTTCAAACATAGTACGCTCAAAGTCAGATACAGAGCCCTGGCCTTGTGATAGCTTAGATGCCTCCAATGCGCCACGTGCCAAGTTCTGTGCAATCTCTTTACGTGCGTTAATAGCCTGTTGACCACCGCCAGGCATTGTAGCAACTAACGCGTCTTCAATAGTCTTAATACCTACAGCGCCAGATGGAGTATTTAGACCATCACGCGCGATTGTCATTAACGCGTTAGCAACACCCTCTTTAGCAATAATGCCAACAGAGTTCGGGTTTTTAGTTACTAGGTCAACCACTCGCTCAGCCGATGTCTTACGCTCTGCAATAGACTTAGGCTCTGTAGACGCACTAAATGCTTTTTCATCTTCCATGACATTCTTAGCGTACTGCGTTCCAGTCTCTTTTTGATAGGCCGCAGTAGCCTCTTGTTCTGCTCGCAACTCAGGAATTGTCTTTTCAGCAACTGGTGTAACCGGTGCACGTTGAGTAGGTGCAATTGGTGTTGGTGCAGTAACGGTAGGAATAGAAGGAGGAGCTAATGGGGCAGATTGTGGCATCTGCGGCATTGGTTTGATTTGATTAAACACTGGAGCCGCGGTTGGTGCACCGGGGGCCGGTACAGCAGTAGTCGCAGGGGTCACTGTTAATTCCCAATGATTAGGGTCTTTGTCTGGCAGTGGCTGCGTAAAGCCTTTTGCTTTTAGTGCAGCAATCTGCTCTGGTGTAGCACGCTTCATGTCTACATCAATCGCGTTACCTGTCTCATGTTTGCTTGTTCCAGGACGAGCAACAGGATTGCCTTTACGGCCACCAGCCACCCATGCATCATATAATTCCCATTGCTTATCATTTGTTCTGGTACCACTAATAATTGGTGCGCCAGTTGATTTAGCAATCTCGGCCGCGTTACTTGTAACGGCAGTCGGGACAACATTACCAGTTTGTGTTTTAACTTCCTCAGCGCCTTTTTCTGTTGGCTGATATTTTTGTGGATTGTTTAATATGTCCATTAAAGAGACAGTATCTAACTTACCAGTTGCAGTGCGGACTTCAATAGTCTTCTTGTAAGCCTCTGGGTTCATGCGCGCTTGTGCTGTGTATTCAGCCATCTTCTTAGTATGGTCTTGTAACAGTTTACGAGCAGCGGCAGGATCAATCATGGCCAGATCACGGATCTGTTTAGCCATTGCTGGGTCGATTTGTGTACCAAAGCCACCACCTGCACCTGGAGCAGTACCAGGGGCGCCACCACCTAATGCGCCTAATACGTCAGCTTGAGTTTTTTGTGCTAATTGTTGTTGTGCTTTATACTGAGCTATTTGGCTCTTCATACCAAACGTTGTAGCCTCTTGCTCCTCACGCTCTTTGGCACGGGCGCGTAGCGCCTCACCTGGGCCAGCTACACCACCGGACCACCATGCGTTAGCATCTTTCATGGACTCTAAAAAGCTACCCTTTTGAGCCTCACGCTCGGCGATCATCTTCTGCATGTTTTCTAACAATGCAGGATCTACACCAGTTGGCGTGCCGCCTGTAGGTAAAGCATACGGGCCCTTAGGAACAGCAGTCTTGCCAACAGGTAATTGAGTTGTCTCTGTAGGCTCTGGTGTATCAGGTATTAATGTCTCGAGTGCCATTGTCTATTATACCCCTGTGCTATAACCTGGATCTGCGCCAGTGGTAGAGCCATAATCGCTAGGAACAGTTGAATTAATAACTGCCCCGTTAGAATCATAATTAATGCCACTTCCGCCGCCACCACCAAAATAACCACTAATATTATTAAACAATCCTGTCAAACCACCAACACCTAAACTATTTAAAATACCAGTGCCAGAACCTGTGCCACCAAGGGCGGCAATCAAGCCACCAACTTGGTTAAGTGGTGAGAGCTGGGTCTGATTAGATACAGTAGTAGGCGCCTGAATACCACCTAATACTTTACCATAGTTAGATACGTTAGTAAATGGGGAGGCTTGTTGATACTGACCAACGGTCAATAGATTGTTAATGTCTTGCTGTGTTACATTACCAGCACCTTGCGCGGCGTTTACACCAGTTGCTTGGTTTGTTAATGCGGCCTGCATTTGAGCAGCATTTAATTGTGCAAACGCATCTGCCTTGGCTTTATCTACTGCTGTCTGACCACGCAGACTACCAAACTGACCCGAGGCAATATTACCACCTTCAATAGGGGCAGTAACGTTTGGCATTAACTGATTAAGTTGTTGATTTTGGGCTTGAAATAAACCACCCAAGGCAGTGTTTGTATTTGGGGTTACATTACCAGAGGTATCGGTAATCCATGGATTAGCGGCACCACTAGCAATATTTTGCAGTGTTCCGGCTGCATTAGTAAACGCATTTGTTGGACCTTGCAGTTGATTAACTGCATTCTGGGCAACAGTCTGTTGTGGGGTAGGTGCCGCAGCAAATTGCTGACCAGCTTGACTTACAACGTTCTGTTGTGCTGTATCAAACCAAGATGGCAGCGTTGTCTGTTGCTGCGCTGTGTTGGAGATAATGTTATTGAGTCCCGCCATGATTATGCCTTTACCTTACGTTTTGCATCCAACAAATAGGCCAATGGGCCTTTGCTCTCTGGTGGCAATTTAACGCCATTTGAGTTAGCATGTTTTCTAATTTCTACCAAGAACTGATCTAATACACCAGCGCCCGCCTCGTTACTACCATTACCAATCTTTGATACTACATCAGCCGGAATTACAAACTCACCGTTGGCTAACATAGCAGCTACTGAATCACTTGTACCGTCGCCTTCACCTTGAACGTAACGATTTTCAATTGAGCCTAGACCACCCTCAGAAAAAAATGATGGATTGTGTCCTTCAATCTCGCCGCCCTCTGCGTGTCCCTGTACAGAAATATTTGCACCTGGTAGACCAGATAAAATGTATTGGATTTGTGCCTTGCTTAGGCCAGGTGTTAATGAGCCACTAATACCACTACCAGATACGTCTTTTGTAGAGTATGGGTCGTATGTGCTTGAAGATAATCCTGTTGATCCGCCTGTAGCGTATTTAGGTGCGTCGCTCATTGGGTTGACTGTGTCCTGATTTGAATCTGTTGGTAATCCAGCTAAAGTATAGTCTACTCTTTCTGTTAATCCGGGAGTTAAATTTTTAATACCACCGTATTGGTCTTGTCCTTGCAATGCCTGCCAGCCTGCGTATCCTGTGCCTGCTGTTGCTGCTGCACCAAGGCCTAAGCCAATACCAGCGCCTGTTCCTGAGCCTGTTCCTGAGCCTGTTCCTGAGCCTGTTCCAGTACCGCCAGCCACTGGAACTCCTGTGCCCGTGCCACCTACTGTAACCGGCCCTGTACTTGCACCACCAGTACCTGTACCGGTGCCTGCTGTAGTAGTTGGAACACCTGTTGTTGGTGCAGTAGTTGTGGTGCCAGCGCCTGTAGTGCCTGTGCCAGTGAATGACGCGTCAGGTAACGTGGTATTAGTTGGAGTTGTCTCACCAGATCCGGCTTGATTACCACCAATTGTTGGCGTTGGTGCTGTAATCGGTGCTGTGGTTGTTGTAGAAGTACCTGCTGTACCACCGCCGCCTCCACCGCCGCCAGTTACTTTAGCGCCTTTAACTTTTTGCAGTGCCTCATTTGCTTTAGCTACTTGTTCTGGTGTAGATTCTGGATTAGCAATAACATCATCTAAATATTGGACAGCTTGGTCTTGTTGGTCTTTTGTACCAAAAGCAAACAATGCTGGCATCTCGACATTACCAGTTGCGCCGGAACCTATAGCAGCTTTTAATGTAGATAATGGATCCGCTGTGCCGCCACCATAAATACCTGCAGTTGTTGTGTCTTTACCAACCTCACCATATCCGGGCTCCCCGGGTAAATGTACTGTAATCTCAATATCTTTATGGCCTTTTTGTGCCGCAGCTACCTCATCTAAAGCCTGCGTCGGAGTCATTGGATTAACTGGGTCGTTAACCAATGCCTTAAAGTATTCTTGACTATTAGGACCTAATTTTACAAACTCACTAGCAATATCTCTTGTTGCTGGCGTTACAGAAGTGGTTGGTGCTGAAGTTGTCTGCTCTGGAGCAAATGATGCAAATGCAGAAATTAAATCGGCGCCTTCTTTACCATAGCCTTCTTTAACCGCACTGGTGTATGCTTTTTGTTGATTTTGATCAAAACTAGAAATAACCGGAGCAACTTCAAACGCTGTCTTGTTATCTAATCCAGTAGTAATACCAAGTTGAAATGACGTCTGTTGTTTCGTATCTAAACTATTTACTTTATTAGCAAATTCTAATGCTGAGTTTGTGTTATTACTTGTTGCAATATCACGATTAAATGATTCTTGGGCTACAGTAGACATCTTGCTTAACTGATTAGAGTTCTCTAATGCTGTATCAACGTCGGTGCCACTTTGATACATCTTAGCAAAAGCGTTTTGCACTGGCTCTGACATGGTAACTACTTTTGCAGCTGCCTCACCTAATCTCTTAGTCTCTGCAGTTAGCTCTTCACTAGTTTTTTCATATCCAGTTTTTAATTGGTCTGTTTTTGCAATATCAGCTTTGTATTTTTCCAGTGCTGTCGAGTACGCGTTTAATTTTGTTTCATAGCCAGAGTTTGTATATGCATCATTATATTTTTGTGTTGCTGCATCTAACTCAGGAATCATAGCGTTAGCCTGATCTGCTAAACTGTTTGCTAGTTTAACATCTCCAGCGGCTTTTGCGTCATCGTACTGTTTAACTAAATCTGAAAATTTATCACGGATTGGTTTGTATTCACCCAATGCGGCGTTTACTGCGGCCTCTGCATCTCTAGCTTCTTTCTCTAAAGGAACAACAGCAGCCTGTGTCTCGTTTGTTTTTTCTAGTTGTGTATTATATTCATCTACTGATGATGTAACTTTGTCCCAAGCGCCTTTAAGATATGCATTACTTTGCGCTCCGCCTTCAGCTAGTGTGGTATTTATTAAACCATTTAAAAACGCAGCAGTACTATTTTTTCCTGCGGCTGCGCTGGCTGTTGCCGCGCCCACACCCTTACCAATTGCTCCAGCTACTGTGGCACCTGCACCAGCTTCTTTTAACCCCATTGAGGTTCCGCCACCAACGGCGGTACCAAGTCCTGCACTGCCTGCGGATGTTAATATATCACTTAAATTACCGCCACTTAACGCGGTTCTTCCACCAGCGCCTACTGTATTACCTGCTGTAGTTGCGGCTAAATTTTGCATAGCCATTTGGCTACCAATTTCAGCGGTTATTTGCGCGGCAGGTATTCCCATTGCCGCCATCTCAGCCATCTTATTAATTGCACTAGCACCAATCTCCGGGTAGGACTGGGCAGCAATTTCAGCAATTTGACCAGCGGTCAATCCTTGGGCTGCTAAATTGGCAGTGTCTGCTGCCGCCATGTCTAAGGCCGCGGTGCTACCAGCGCCTAAATAATCAGTAATACCACTTGCGGCTTGTTGAGTTACTAATGATATCCCGGCGGCTAACGCGGCCTGACCAATATCTCCACCGTTGGCAACAACCAATCCAGCGGATACTAACGGTAATGCCCACCATTGACCTGAGGCGACAGCGCCTATTTTAGCAATCGTACCCACTGGGTCATTAATTGCCGCCTGTCCAATCTTGCCAACTTCGCGCCCAACAGATTCAACTGCGTGACCTACCTCACGAACGGCAGACTCAGCAATGTCACCAACGGACTCAAATGTGTCACTTACAACATCCCCAATTGTTTCCGCCACGCCACCCATTACAGCGCCCCTTGGGGTTTTGGTTGAGCCTTATCTGGAAGACCGCCTTTTTGGGTGTCTCCTAAACTAGCAGTAATTTTATATTGCCCGTCTGTTGTTCTTTGAACGGCGTAGCCCATATTGGGAAATGGTTGGTTTCTTCCAATATGTTTAAAAATATTGATTAAAGATGGATCATCAAATACTGTCACCATATATTTAAAGCCCATTAATCCAATAGCTTTAGTAAAAACTAAACAATTTTTAAGATAGTTCTGAATAGTGTCGGCGTTAAGCGCGCGAAATACACCAATTGTTGGATCTTCTGGTAATTTATGGATAATAAATAATGTATTACCTTCTTGCATCATCAAACCACCAGCGTATTGTACCTCTGCCATTAGACTAGCCTTAATTTGCTCAGGGGTATACTTGCCGCCAGTTTCCTTTGCAGCAATTGCCACTATCTCATCTTTGGATAGTTGTTGGTGTTTTGAGTCTACAAAAGACGACATTTACTGGGTAATGTTTTTTGCTTTAGCAGCGAGTGATTCTTGTACTGCCTTTGCAAAAACCGGGTCAATCTTTTGAGTATCTTTGTCGTGCTTGGCTATGATAGCATCGGCCGCTGCTTTATCGTTTAAATACTTCATTGTCTGTAAACCGTGCATTTTGACTCCTTGGGGGTTAGGTTGCTTCTATATATACTAATGCAAAAAAAGGGCACTTGGCGCCCTTTTTAGGTACTTGGACCGTTAATAATTTCGGTAAATTCTAGTGCCCAGTCTTGCCAGTTTTTGTAGGCATCTGGGTTTGGGACGGGATATACCTCAAAGGTAGTTAGCTGACCTACACCCTTGGCAGTCTCCCGCCAATTCTCTTCAGAGTGGTAGGCAATTGGCTCTTGGCCATAAAACATAATCAGATTGCCGTTCCAATCTTCCCAGCTCATGCCGTTAGGTGTATAAGGGAAAAATTGTTGAAATGCCATTACGGTCTTTCATCCCCATACTCTGAGGTAATTAGCAGACGACCCATTTCATAATTACCGTTAATGGTATCTGATTCAAACTTAAGCCTAATCTCGCGGTGTTCAATTCGCATATCAATCTTACCAGTATCTTGACCAAACGTAAATGGATCAGATGTTTGGGTGTCGCCCCTGGCAAACTTACGGCCTAAAATCTCTAGTGTCATATCACCGGATTGTATAAAATCTGGCTCAATACGGCGTAGATGCATACGACGATTTACACCGGATGATGTATCTTGTGATGGTGTACCACCGACCCAGCTAATATCACAAGTTGTAAAGCTAGAGCTAATTGCTGTCTCTGCTGTAAGTGATACCTTGTTTAAACCAAACTCATGCTGCCATAATGCAAACCCGCCGACAATACCATATACTTGACTACCGCTCAGTTGAGCCGGTGTAATTGCTTCGGTGACAGTTACTAAAGTGACGCCAGTTGGGTTTGTTGCTGTTATAGCGCTTGTAAAAATAAAATCACTGGTATCAACTCTATACACTAAATCTTGTGGAATATTTGAAAAAGACAAATAACTTCCAGGACTAAACGTTGGAGTAGCATCACCACTTAAATAAAACTGGTATGATGTTAACGGTGGCTGACTAGCTGGTCTGTCAATAAGAATAAATGGTGTACTGTAGTTAACATTGTAGTTCCAATCAGCCCAAATTGGCGTTGGAAAAACCTCTGTGGTATAGCCACATGATCTTTGTGCGCCGACAGCACTACCTGCGTCATACCAGATCTTATCTTTGACGTTATAGATAATAGCATCGGTACACTCTGTTGCAGTACCTCTAGGATAAAAGAACCAAATCTCATTGTATCGTGGGACTTTAGTCGCCCATACTTTTTGGCGTTGTTCAAAGTTGAGGTTATCAAATAGCCAGTTTACGTTTTTATCATTTGGCAAAACAGCAACTTGACCGTTGTATTGATAGAAACGGTCAACACCCATCCAGAAAAATGTTCCATCCATCTCAACAACAGATGAAGAGGACATAATAGAGATTTGGCTAGAAACAATATCATAGCGCCAGTATAGCGGGGCGGCGCCAGTAAATGATACACGAATCAGACTATCTAAGGCCCAAAATAAACCGGACGGAGAGTTAGTACCACCACGAACAGGAACACCCTTGACAATCTTTGAAGAAGACATATTGACCTGGTTGGCCGTGGCTCCGTTCCAGTCAGTAGCAGTCTGTTGATCATATGTGCTAGACACGTGGTTGTTAGCAATAAACCCGTTTGAGCCGTACACAAATACATACGGGTACAGCACACATACACCGCCGTCTACTGCAATTGCGCGATATGTTGGGTTTTGACCGCCAGTATCCGCTAATCCAGTAAATGTCCAGACTTGATTAGAGTCCGGTAAAATGTCACCAATCAATACCTGTGTATCAATTCCATTGTCAATATTAGTCAGGTTTAAGCCAGGGTGTGCTAAAACTTTTAGCGCATCGCCTAACGGTGAATATTGAAAATCAAACTGCCACAACAACCGAGAGTCGGGTGCAAAAGAGTAATTGTACAGCCATACTGCTGTAGGTGTCCCTACAATAGTTGCGGTTAAGGTTACTGTTGTATTTGGTGATAAATAAGAAGAGCTAGAGACTGTATAGACGACAGGGGTCGTCTGATTAAAAATAATCTTTGTTCCGGCTGTAAAGACAGTTGTTAAGTCTGTTGCAACTTTAAACGTGGCACCGACAATAGTGTTTATTGAAAACGTGGAATAACCAGGTTCAATAACAGCATTAAACGGACCACTACCAATCCCGTAGGTTGTGCCTGTTGTAAATACGTCTATACCTGTCGCATTACCTGTGAAGATATAATTGACACCATTGTATGGATTGGCAATCATGCCACGTGGGACGCCATTGAATGTACTAAACAGTTCGCGGTAACCACCCATTTTCTTAGGCGTGCCACGCTGAAAACGACACCACTCCCCATCACTATATTCACGTGATTCAAATACAGTGCCGTCTCTTTTTATGCCCGGCTGTACACCGAGCGTATAAACCATGTTATACTGTTCTGGTAAAGCGCCGTCAGCCATTTAGAATATTCCGCCAGAAATTAAGCCTGCGTTAAATGTTGCTGTTGTGGAAATTTGTAAATCCGATGTGTTGGTGCCATTTAAGTTTAAAATCTGAACACCGTTTGCTGATAATCCTAAAACACTTGATCCAACCAAGTACATACCAGTTGAAGTATCAGAATTAAATGAAAATGATGGTGCACCAGCAGATCCGTTATTAGCTAAAAATATGCCGGTTGTTGCCTGTGTCAACACATACAAAAAGTTGCCATCACTTAATACTAATGCAGTCTGGCCAGTGGTCAAAACGATTGGTGTCTGTGCGCTGCCAGATACTTGGAATGTAATGTTGTAACCAGACTCACCAGTACTATTTGCTAAGACATAAAGCTGGGTAATAGCTGGTAGTGTAACGTCTAAATCTACCGCGCGAGTGCCAGACAGACCAACATAGGTCTGGATGATAGGTGCATACGATACGAGGTTTAGTGTTGTACCAACAATCGCGTCTACGTCGTACGTTGCCGATGTGAAGGTTACGTTTGACTGTGTGCTAAGGCCAATAGTAAAAAAGTTACCAGTTGTCTGTTGGAAGATTAAATAACCAGACTCTCCAGGATTAACGGCAATACTAGCTGTTCCGTTAACTAAAGAAGTGCCCTGACCAGTGATGTTTAGTGTACCACTGCCACTATTTCTAAAACCAATAAACCAACCAGCGGATAGCGCCAGTGCTGTCGGTAAAGTAAACGTGGTGTTGCCACCAGTCCATACAAACGTAGCGGCGCGGCTTGAGTCTAATATTGTTGGTGCAGATGAGACTTCTACAATGTTGCCTGTAACGGCTAATTGGCCTGCAATGGTTGTTAGACCGGCACCTTGCAATGAGGCCGCGTCAGCCGCGGATGTGCCAGTACCAAACTGGACATTTTGCCAAGTGCCTGCTGTAGTAGCATTGCTTGAGAGATAGAAATAGCGTGATGTGCCCGCCGTTATGGTCACTGACTGAGTGCCACCAAAGGCGGTCACTGTAAAGTTATTTGCGCCTTTGTTACGAATTAAAATGTCTGTACCAACTGAGCCTTGATCACCCTGTGGCAATACAACTGTTAAACCAATTGTTGATGGCGTGCAGTCCATAATACGAGCAGCTGGTACCTGCGTCGGGTTGACAACAGCTGGCCAATATAAATCTTGGTTTGTGCTAAAGTTAAGCGCGTAGTAAGATACGTCCGTTGGTTGGACGACAGTGCCTGTGAAGGGTGACGTAAAAGTTGGCATTTATTAAGGTTCCTGTACGGACGTATTTCGGTCGATTCTACGTGAGCTGTCCTCTTTCTTCAGAGCGGCTAATGAATCTGTGTAGTATGATTTCCAAACTGGCAGCTTGTCAAGAGCCTTGAGGTAGCCCTGTGCTTGTAGCAACGTGCCAAATAACATGGCCTGAGGGCATTCGCGCGTGAACAAATTAGTCTGGTTAGATGAGTCTAATGGTTGAATCTCGCTGTAGTAAATTATTTCTACATCTGAGTCTGCTGCCGGTGCTGGGGCAATTGCAAAATTATTATAATCATATTCCGCGTAATACTTAGGAGTTCCAGCGGTAGATTCTGATTGATACTGTGCAACATAATCTTGTGAACGCAACAAAATTGGAGCACCGTTAACCTTCATGGAGACAGTTTTTCTCCAACGAGCAGGTTTGTTTAAAATAACCTGGTTGACTGCTAGTGTTGTCTCTACTACAGTCAATTGTAATAATGTCTTTAACTCTGCGGCAATGGCAGATTCTGCTAGACCAATGAGGTTGGGAATCTGCGCAACAAAGCCAACGTCATCACGCTCCATATAGGATATGACATCAGCAACTAGATTGTCGTATGTTTGAATGTATGCGCCGGTCATCTTGTGTAGTAGCTGATGTTAGGTTGGAAATAAATCGGAGATTTGTCACGATCTTCTTCACTGGCTTGTAGGAATGCTTTTTCAGCCTGCATCTCTAAATATTGAACACGGTTGATATCAATGCTAGGTAATTGCAATGACAGGCTGTGTGATAATTGTTTTTGAATGCAGTTAATCCAACGATCTGGCACATAAATTTGATCTGTCAATGATCCAACGTCTTGCATTTGGACCTCAACAATTAGCTGAAACATCTGAAAATCATTGTTAGGAACTGGCCACAAATACATTGATGGCTCAATTTGTCGATCAAACCAATACTGCAATGAGCGTACTGATGGAAACTGTTTGTTTGGTAAATTCCAGTAGTCATCGCGGTTTAGACGTGCTAATGGAATAACCTGTTGGCTTGTAGAAAATACCATTTGACGTATTGAGAACGTGGGTAACACAGTCTCACGCAGACGGTAGTACTGATAGTTTGGTGTGGTGGAGATATTAAAATACTTCCACTCACGATCAGCCAATGTAGTCGCTGGGAATTGTTGGATTAGTTTCCAAGTAATTCCGTCGTTGCTGACCTCATAGGCAAAGTTATAGGTTGTTGTGCCACCACCAGCAGCATAACCATTAAAGCCAACGTAAAACACTGGCTGCGGTTGTGGGTATGTCAGACCAAAATAATTTGCCCCGACGGTTGACGTAGCGACTTGGTCTAAATTTAAATCAAATACTGTGGGGGAGGCTGCGTTGGCAACTGGAAGATACGCGGATGCTGCTGAGTTAACAATGTATACCCAATTTGCTTCTCTGACGTCAATGGTAGTCTTTGGTAAGACTAATTGCTGCTGCGCTGTGACAGCGCCATAAAGTTGATTCTCTAACAGCCAGAGGTTTACACCGCGATTAGATAAATTTTGTAAGTTGTAGAACAGGGCCTGTTTACCGGCATCTACATACTCAGGCGTCATCTCTTCAGCCGTTTTACCAGCTTCACGAAACGCGTATGAAATGAGTTGGTCGACGTTGATTGTTGTCTGACCGGTCGTCCCAGAATATGCCAAGATTATCTTCCTCGTCCAGCGGCTTTTTTCATTACCTTTTGCGGCAGATTAGGTTTTGCCTTGCCGGCCTTAACAAACTCTTTGCCAACCTTTTTAGGGATGCCTAAAGTTGATTTGCCGGCAGCTGCGGCGTACATAGCTTTTTGTTGTTGTTTGGATTCAATTGGCATTATGAGCAAGTCCCACCAGTGTTCATCTTTTTAATCTTGCCACCTTTTTTGTAACCGATGTTACCAGTTAGGCCGGCCGCTTTTGGGTCTTGCTTGATTAATTCAGATTGCTGATCTGGACTTAAATATTTTTTAGCGCGCTCCATTTTTTCTAGTGCGCGTTTTTTCTCTAGCTCAGATACTTGTCCCTGACCAACAGGAGCAGATGGCGCCGCTGCCGGTTTGCTAACACCCATACTATCTAATAAGCTGCCACCAACTGCTAGTTTTTTAGGCTTGTAGTCTTTAGCCTTTTGAATACTTTTCTTGTCTTCTGCATTTTTCTTGGAGCCGTATACACCGCCACCGCATGCATATTTTTTAACTGTACCAACTTCTTTTTTGGCGCGACCACCTTTTTTGAGCTTGGAGAGGTCTGTCTTTTCTCCAGGGTGCTCTTGTTTGTCGTGCATGGCAAAGGCCTTTTTGACAATCTTTTTATCCTGGGCGATGTCGGTGCTTACCTCTGATTTTTCAGAGTGACGTGACTTATAGACGGCCCCGCCTTCTCTGTAGCAAGAGACGCCCTTAGGTAGTTTTTTAAAGCCTTCCATGGTGGTTCCTTTGTTGGTGTTCTATATATACTAATGCAAAAAAAGGGCGGTTTACGCCCCTAAAAACAACGCCTTCTCCCGTTTTCTTCTAGGGATAATCTCTTGTGGTCTGTCCCACATTAGTATGGCATCTGCCGCGCCCTTAATGTCGTTTTGGTTTAACCTTTTGACGACGGTAGACTTACGAAAGTTAGTCTCACCAATATTAAAGCACAGGCTGTATAGGGCGTCCATTTGGTTCTGGGTAAGGGATACCCTCACCGAGGTCTCTACAGCGTCTTGGCACCACCTTAAATCGCTTTTAAGCAGGTCTTCTACCTGTTCGTCAGTTAGGGTGGTGTGGACAAGATGTTTCTCGTCCTTTTTAATCAGATGTCCCACGCCAATTGTCAAATGTCCCTTAGAGTCTTTATAGGCCTTATTTCTAAAGCCCTCCTCTTTAATAATATGGGACATTGTGGATCTGGCGATTGCCTCAATGTTTTCCTCAATGTGAGTAAAACGCTCTGTTAGGTGGATTACTGCAAAACTACCTAACAGCCACAGCAAGACTGCGACTACTTTTTTCATTTTTACTCCTTACTCTGTGCCATATAATAACGCACAAATTGGGGTTTATTATCTGAAACCGCTTATCCTTGGTGAGAACACAAAGGTAGCCTGATAGGGGTTTGGTTTGTGGTCTACATTTTTATCGACCAGTGCACGAATATTCCAGCCGAGATTAACATACACACAACGATTAGTGCTAGGTATATGCCAAACCCAAACAAATTGAAAGAGTCCATTAGCATGGACCAAAAGCCATCCTGCTCTTGCATTGTCGTTATCCTTGATCAAATTGTCACCGATAAAGGTGGCAGAATTATTGGGAATAAAGTACCACAGGGCAAAGCTATAGGCCGGGTTTCTCCACAGCCAGTGCACCTGAGACCACCAGCATGGTGGAAATAAGCGCTGAAATGTTGCATCGCCGTCTAGGCTATTGTCCGGAGTCTGAAACCAGGACAGCCATTTTGGCAATCTGGGCCCCTTGCCCCAATACGAATGATTATCATTCCATCCTTCTTGGCTTGTGACAAAGAGGGGCAAAATTGGCGCTATCAAAACAGCTATGAGCGTGATGATTAGGCTGATCGGTACTAGGAGAAGATAGAGGGCGTAGATCATCTTAGGCAAACGGGCGTGTGCCGTTTCGGTCAATGATCAAAGCCTGACGACGAGGTTTAGCGTCTGGGGTGTTTGGCACGCTGATATGAGTCCAGCGGTCAAACTCGCGGATGACCTGATCAAAGGGCAGGTCTGACGATATGACGGCGCGTACCACCTCATCTGGTGTCATGCCCGGAATGCGCAGGTCGGCAGCGCAGCCGACTCGGTGCTGTGATGTATCCTTAGAGCCCACCGCGTCGTTGACCTGTTTGGACCTAAACGCGCTGTTGACCATGATCGGTTTGTCACCGAGCAAGGATTTTACCTTTTCTAAAAAGGCGGCTAGGCGTACAAGGTTGGCAAGCTCACTGGCGTTTGGGGTATTCTCAAACTCACGGTGGTCAGTGTGGGTGAGCTCTTCCAGTGTAAAGTGATCACTTAGGTTCATCTTTTTTGCTCTTCATGTCCATAATTTTTTCTAGTGTACGTCCACCAAAGTAGAAGGACATGATCAACATGCCCCACTGACCTAGTAGCTGGACATAGGCTGGGTTGACATCAATCTTAGCAGCCGACAGGCCGGCAAAAATAAAATAGCCGGCGAGGATGGCAATGAGTGTCATCGGTCTGATGTTTTTAGACAGCCAAGAATCGCTGGCCATGTCGGCCTGCTGGCGGGCTGTTAGCTCATGCTGCTCGGCCACGTCGGCATTTATTTGTGCCAACTCGCCAGTCTGCTGCATCTCTAAAAGCTTTAACTTGGCAGCTGCCGCCTGACTAGCATCTGGGAAGAAGTGGTCAATCAGTTTGTTGCCAATGCCCAATACGGCGTCTAGTGGAAACATATTAGTCCCTCAAATCGTCCAGCTTGTCCTCAATTCTATGTACTGCCTTTAATACCTCGTCCCAGCGGTCGGAGAAGTCGTCCTTGTGGACGTAGCTCTCGGCTATGTGTGTGCGAAGGTCGTTGACGTCGGTCTTAAGGATCTGGACAGCGTTCCAGAGCTCTTTAAGGAACCAGCCACAGACGACGCAGATGATCGGC